GAATTGGATCCTCACAAATCATACGAACAATTTATGTGGACAAAAAATGGACACCAAACCATATATTGGCCCACACAACGAGAATGGCGAGAAATGGAAGAAAACCGTGAAAATTTTTCTTCCAAAAAGGGGTTGACAGATCCCAAATCTGTGTTATAGTAATTGTATAAACTAACAAAAAGGAAAGCAAAATGTCAAATATTGGATTAAAACCTAGAAACCAAAATGAAATACAAGTTATGCGACTTATGACTGAATGTCATGATTGGTTAGCAAAAGAATTAAACATACAAAGCCATATGGAGTTTGGTAGAACGGCATATTGGGGCAATCAGGCTCGTCATTGTGGTCTATGGTATCAGGATACTAAACAAAGTGTGCTAAATTTTAGAAACTTGTATGGTGCAAATATGTATAGATTGCTTAAAATTATAGCACACGAGGCTCGTCATGCGGTGCAATATAAAGATAATTTATTATCTGTTGAAGGTAGAAAAAGCAAAATGACACACAATGGCAAATGGGAAGTAGGTTATTGGCAAGGTAAATTGTATCGAGGTCCTTATAAAGAAGCACCATGGGAAATTGATGCACGAGCACACGAAAAACAATATGCAGATTTAATTGTTAAATCAGGTATTATCACTGATAAAGAATTAAAGATGAAATTAAGTGGTAAACAAGATCAAATAATTTATCTTGAAGATGAAACAATACAAGATATTAAAAATCAATATGGTAATGTATCTTTGTATAAGGTTAGTGTATTTACAGAAACACAACAAAAGGCAAGACAAGCAGAACTTAAAAAATTGTATGAAAAAAAAGGCTATGCGGCTTATAAAAAAGCAAAGAAAGACTTTAACACAAAATATTGCGATAAAAGTATAGCATTTTTAACTCGAGATGAAGAAAAGAAATTGCCTAAATCAGATCGTTTTTGGGCGGCACAAAAAAACCGTATATTTTATAAAAGTCGGCCATTGAAAGATTCTGATTTAGTTTATTAAAGAATTAGAGGGGTTTAAGTTTTCCATTCCTCTCTGATAAAGGGCACTCAACAATCTAACGCCTGTCAGAGTGCCCTTTTACAACGGCATAAATATCTACGATGCCGTTATCACCCGCACAAAAGACCATAACACAATCAAACAAAAGATTCAGAGTCCTTGTTTCTGGTAGAAGATTTGGCAAGACACATCTTGCCATACGTGAACTGTGCAAGGCGGCAAGTCAGCCAAATCGCAAGGTATTTTATGTGGCACCATCATACAGAATGGCCAAACAAATTGTTTGGGAACAACTCAAAACAAGATTGAGAGAATTGAGATGGATCAAAAGGATCAATGAAAGTGATCTATCAATCCGTTTGGTAAATGATTCTTTGATCAGTTTGAGAGGTGCTGACAATGAAGATAGTTTGAGGGGTGTGGGATTGGACTTTGTGGTGTTGGATGAGTTTGCTGACATTGATGCCAAAGCATGGCATGAAGTGTTGAGACCCACACTGTCAGACACTGGTGGCAGTGCCTTATTTTGTGGCACACCCAAAGGCATTGGTAATTGGGCATATGACATGTTCCAACATTCCAAAACAGATGTTGACAATTGGCAATCATTCCAATATACTACAATTCAAGGTGGGCAAGTTCCCAAAGAAGAAATAGCACAAGCACAACAGGATCTTGATGCAAGGACATTTAAACAAGAATATGAAGCCTCATTTGAAACTTATTCAGGCACCATATACTACAACTACTCACAAGACTCTGTTTATAAAGAGGATAAAACACCATTAAAAGATGCCAAACACATTTATATTGGCATGGACTTCAACATTGATCCCATGAGTGCATGTGTGGCAGTGAGGACAGAACAAGGATTGATTGTCATGGATGAAATAAGCATATATGGATCAAACACAGATGAAATGGTAGATGAAATACGCACAAGATATCCCCAAAAGCACATCACAGTGTTTCCAGATCCAGCATCAAGGCAAAGGAAAACATCAGCAGGTGGTAGGACTGACTTATCCATACTAACAAATGCAGGATTCACAGTAAAAGCCAAATCACAACATCCTGCCATCAGAGATAGGATAAATGCAGTCAATTCTGCACTAAAGTCTGCAGATGGCAAACAAAAATTATGGATCGCACCCAATTGCAAACAAGTGATTAGATCATTAACAAGACAAATATACAAACCGGGCACGTCACAGCCAGACAACAATGAAAACCTGTCGCACATGAATGATGCATTGGGCTATATGGTTGAATACCTATATCCCGTGACGAGAAACCGCATAAATACAAATGCACCAACTACCTGGACAATGAAAGTAAAATAGAGGACACAGCATGGCAACAATATATGATGCTTTTGATGTTGAGTATAGATTAGAATATCTTGGATTACCTGTTCACCCTGAATGGAGAAAGAACATCAAAAGATGGACTTATTATTCTGATTCATTCAACGGAGGCAATGATTTTAGATCGGGACAATATTTGGTAAAATATATCCTTGAAAGTGCAGAAGAATACGAAAACAGAATCAAAGCAACACCATTGGACAATCATTGCAAGTCAGTGGTAGAAACATACAATTCATTTTTATTTAGAACACCACCCAAGAGAGATTACGGCACACAGGTAGCAAATGATCCAGCATTGGATCCATTTTTAGCAGATGCTGACCTAGATGGCAGATCATTCAACTCATTCATGAGAGATTGTGCCACATTTTCAGCAGTGTATGGACATGTTTGGGTGATGGTGGACAAGCCATCCACACAGGTGGCCACAAGGGCAGACGAATTATCACAAGAGATCAGACCATATGTCTCAATCATCACACCAGAGAATGTAATCGATTGGCAATACATGAGAAAACCAAACGGTGTGTATGCATTGTCATCGATCACACTGCTGGATGGCATAGACAACAACACAGCATACTACAGAACAATCACAGCTACTGAGACCACAATATACACAAGAACCAATCAACAGCAAGAAGCATCCATAGTTGATGTGATACCAAACCCAATTGGGGCAGTTCCTTGCATACCAGTTTATGCAGGTAGAACACAGACCAAAGGCGTCGGTGTATCAGACATCGCCGACATTGCTGACATGCAGAGAGCATTGTATAATGAATTAAGTGAACTTGAACAACTTATAAGGATTTCCAACCATCCAAGTCTATGTAAAACATCTTCCACACAAGCATCAGCAGGTGCAGGATCGGTTATAGACCTACCGGATGATTTGGACCCCAACCTGAAACCATTTTTGTTGGAGCCTAGTGGCAGTGGCATAGAACAGATCATTGCTTCGATCAATGAGAAAACTAACTCCATAAACAGGATGGCTAACATGGGTGGGGTGAGATCAACAGCAACTAGACAATTGAGTGGTATCGCGATGCAAACAGAAAGAGAATTACTCAATGCTAGACTATCACAAAAAGCAGACAACCTAGAACTTGCTGAAGAGCAAATTTGGAGGATGTGGGCACTGTGGCAAGGCAAAACATTCGATGGTGTGATTGATTATCCAGATTCATTCAACATACATGACAAAGAAAACACAGTGGCATTGCTTAAACTGGCCAAAGAGTCAAAACCAGAGAATGCAGAACTATTAAAACAGATTGACATCATGTTGGCCAAAGCACTTATCAAAGATGAAGATGTTCTTGAGAAAGTGATGGAAGAACAGCAAGAAGTTGGTGGAGTTCAAACATCAGCACCATTACAAACTGAAATGCAACACCCTACTATAGAATCAGTGGAGAAATTGGTAACACATTTGAGAGAGATGGTGGAGCAGGGGTATACCAATGAACAAATTATTCAACTACATCCGGAACTATCTGGATTTTTCAATAATCAAAATGGAGGAAATGACAATGGCAATGCATAGCAAAACAAAATCTAAGTCTAAAAAGAAGAAAAAGTCAAAAAAGTCAGGTAAAAAATCAAGAGGCTAGTGATAGTCCAAGAAAGATACCGTGAAGTTGATTGGGAGCAATACTTCCAATCAATTTCTGATGTATGCCCATGGAGCCTCGAGGCATACCACAACAACCAAATTAAATTTGCAAGATATTCAGATACCAAAGTATTTTACCACGATGAAACATGGAACACAAGGTCACATATGGCCATAGTATACTATGATGTTTCTGCAGATGTGGATGACCTTATTTGGACAGTGGATCAATTTGATCAATTGCCCAATACCATTTGCTTTTGGATGCATCCAGATCACACCAAAGGCAAGAACAAACAATGCTCGATCCCTATCATAATACAACAA